GGCCGAGGGTTGCGCGCCGTCGCCCGCAGCGCCGCCAGCGCCATCAGTTCCTCCGGTTCCATTCCCAGCGCCGGCCGCACCGCCAGCACCATCCCCGCCAGCCCCAGCGCCACCAGCATCGCCGCCGCCACCCTCGTCGGGCGGTGCCAGATAGATGCGCGGACCGATGCCGGCAGAGAGGATGGCGGCGATTGACGAGCCATAGCTAACACCCTCGCGTTTCGTGATCATACTTCGTTCTCCCCAAGCATCTTGTGCCAGTACGACAGGCCCGCATCCTTGACGCGAGCGATGATGTGCACGCCGACTTCGTGCGCCCCGGCGTTGCGCTCGCCATGGACGGGCATGAACGCACCCGTCGCGGCGATGATCTCGTAGACGGCACGCCTGCCTGCCGGCTCGCGGAGCACAAGGCGCATGTCGTCGCGAGCCTGCTCCTCAGCCGTGAGCGCGTCCTGCTCTTCCTGGCGCGCCTGCGGACTGTCCATCAGGTACGTATCGGCAGCGCCCTCAATCGCGTATTTCATCACACAGCCCCCACGCCGCCCAATATCTGGCCCAGCATGTTATCCGGTGTCACCTCAGTTTGCGAGAGGGTCTGGCCAAGTTCCGCGCCCTGACCGGCGGCGGCAATCGCGGCCTCACCCTGTGCGGCCTTTTCCTTGTCCGCGCGGATCGAGGCGACCTTGTCGTCCGACAGGATGATCCCTGGCGGGACGCCCGTGGCCTCGGCGTACTCGTCCATCGCTTGATCGGCGTCGAACTTGTCCACGACGGACGGGAAGACGCCGGCAAGGCCGCCGAGGAACCGCGCGCAGTTCTCGATCCCGCCGATGGCAACGGCGCGCTGTGCCTGCGCCAGGGTGGAGATGAACTGGACCTTCAGGTCCATGCCCTGCAACTCCTGAGGCGGATCGGGGAGGATACCAGCGCGGTGCATGATGTTGAACGTGCGCGTGATCGCCGGGTCGAGGTTTTCGTTGTGCAGCCGTTCGAGCACGGGGCCGAGCGCGAGAAGCTTCTCCTCGTGGCGCTCGTCCACCTCACGCGCTGTGATCTCGCGCCGGTCCGACTGCGCGAACATCAGGAACAGGTCGTAGAAGTACCCATCCTTGATCCGGCTCTCGGACCGTGTGATCTCGCTCGCGACGGCGGTGATGCCCTGGCCGTTCATCTCGTACAACGGCGAGATCAGCTTGCCGCCGGGCATCGACGCCGCGTCGGGCGTGAACGTGTGCGCGCCGGCCCGGTGGTTGATCCGCAGGGACGACGACGCGCCACCCTGCGTCGGCGGCGTCGCGAGCTTGTCCACCATAATCTGCTTGCGGATTTCCATGAGCTGGAGACCCTTCACGTCGTTCAGGACTTCGAGCCCCGGCCCGTAGCCGTACACGTCGTCGTCGCGGACTTCCCAGCGCGGCGCGCAGGCGGGGAACTCGTGGCACCCCTTGCAGTCCAGCAGCAGATCGGCACTGGCGTTCTTCTCGAAATGGACGCGGAGATACGGCATCCCGCGCGGGCCCGGCACGCCGCGCACCTGTTGCATGTTCGGCTCGACGGCCTCCACGATTTCGACCATCGCGTCGTAATTGCTCTGGTCGTACATCTGCATCACGGTCGGGGAGACGCGCTGGCCCCACCGCTCGACGCAAGCCATCACGGTCAGGCTGAATTCGCGATAGATCGTGCCGACCGCGCCGCGCGCGTCCAGCGCCAGGAAGTACGTGCCGGGCGAGTACGTGTGGCAGCGGATCACATCCTGATAGTCCTCATCGATCATCATGACCGACGTGCCGAAATCGCCGAGATCGCCGTACCCGGTGTGCAGCGAGTTATAGATGTTCGAGCGCTGAAACACCGTGGCCATCCGCCGGGCGACCGTCGTGAGGTAGTCCTTCACTGCGCCGTTCTCGGACAGGTCCGGATCGGGCGTCGTCAGCCGAAACCACGGGCGAGCCGGGCTCGACACGCCGGACTGCATCCCGCTCTTGAGCGTGCGGCTGGCGATGGTCGCCGTGGTGTTGATGATGTCGGCGGACTGGCGCTCGCTCTCCTTTTGGCCGCGCTGGCCGAGGAAGCGCCCGCGCCGGGGCCGGATGAAGCGGGACACCTCCCGCATCTCGGCCTCGTAGAACGCCCGCTCGGACCGCAGCATTTCCAGCCGCTTGCGGAACGGCTGGCTCTTGAGGTCGAGCACGAGCGCGGCCGGTCGCGGCAGGATAGCGGCCTGCGTCGGTGCTGCCGTGACCATGACCATGCGCGAACCTCAGATGGATGCGGCGAGGATGAACAAGAGCCACGCCAGGGCTGTCGCGACGGTCGCGGCGGCTGCGGCGGGGGCAAGCCCCTCACGTCCGCTGTGTTCCAGCCCCGAGCCGATGTGGGCTGCCGTAAGTGCCACGGCTCCGCACAGGAGGCCCATGAGGCCGAGACCCGAGCCGCGTGCCAGGAACAGGAATGCGTTCAATCCCATCGCCCAGGCGACGATAAGGTGCCCATTTAACGTCGAGTTGACGGCGTGAAACATGCCCATCGCTACTGCCCCAGCTTCGCTTTGCCGCCGGTCTGGCCCATGGCGTCCAGGGGCTTGCCGGCAGTGAGGAGAGTGGACCCCGACCCCGAGAGAGCCCGCAGCCGCGCCTGCTCGTCGGACCGGGCCCGGTTCACGTCGGCGTCGCCGGCCGTGGGGACTTGCGGCGGGGGCGGCGGGAGGGGGGGCGGAGATGCGGACTTGCCGCCGAAAATGCACATGCGCGTCGGTATCCTACGTTACCTGAACCCAGCCATCGCCCAAGTCATATACAAATTCCTGCGTTCCGCCAGTCAGGATCGACACGGGCGTGCCGAGGTTCACATTCAGGACGTTCAGCGCGCCGAGGATCGTGCCCAGCGTGTTGCGTTGCTTGATCCGGAACGATGCGCCCGGGAACGCCATGCTGTTCGAGAGGGTGAGCTTGCGGGTGGTCCCGAGCGGCACGTTCCCGTCGAGCAGGAGCACAGACGGCGTCTTGAGCGCCATCAGCGTCATGTCGGCCGCCACCGTCTGCTTGGCCGCGAACACCGGGCGCACGGGCTTCCAGTAGTTCATCGTCTGCGCGCCCATCACCGACCGCGAGGCGAGCACGAGATCGGTCGTGCCGCCGAACAGGTCCGTCACGCGGGCGTACTTGCCGATGTTGGCCGCCGGGTCGGGGAGCGTGTCCACGGTGTAGTCGGCGGGCAGGATCGTCGGGATGTTCGCCATCGCCGCCACGATGCGCTGCACGGCGAGGTCGAGCGGTTCGAGGTCTCCACCGGACAGGGGCATGGCTTGGTCCTAGTAAGGGGCTCGGATGGTGGCCCAGACGTACGATCCGGTGCCAATGTTGATAGTTAGGCTTCCAGAAGACTGGCTAACCCAATCAAACACCGACTCGGCTCCTGAAGTATTTGGCGAAAGGTACGGATCGTTGCCAACGAAATTGGCCGATCCTATCGCCGTATCCACGATATACCAGCTATCGGCGGCGCTAGTCCGCTTAACCAACAACCACTGAGCACCATTGGCCCATCCATGCGGGATCGTGAGAAGCCCGCCGCCATCGGCCGCCGCGCTCCCACACTGCACAATCCCGTCTGCGCTCGGATCGTGGGCGAAGAGGTAGGCGACGTAGGTTCCACCGGATGCGTTGATACGAGAGGTGGGGCCGACTGTGATACTTGTGGCGGACGAACCGTTGAAGTATTCACCACCACCATCATTTACGGAGGCAGTGCTGTTCAAAAATAGAAACTGTTGCGCCGTGAGAGAGCGATGTGAGACCGGCCAGTCGAGCGCCGTATCCCGCCGCTTCACAATTACCATCCCCGGCACAACACCAAGGCCGTGCGGGATTTGCCTGTTGCTCGTGCCGTCACCCGTCCATGTGACGATGTCGAAGAACTTGGCTGCGCGGGCGAAGGACCATGAAGAGATTAGGTCGTTAGCGGCGTAATAATCGTAGCCGGTATATCCATTGTTTCTAAAAATGGGCAGGCCAGCGTAGTTTGCCTCCGCTGCAGTTGTGTCGGTCGATAGGCGAAGGCCAGAGCCCCTAACAGTATCCGCAAGCCAATGGCTTTGTGCGGCGTTACGCTTCTTCTCCCAGACCAACCCGCCCCGCCCGAGAAGATCAACGCCGTTGGCGACGTTCTGAGAGGTGTTGGCTGTCGCCACGGTATACGGGCTACTCGCGAACACGTCCTGCGGCTTCAGGATC